CGCACCGAAGAGATGCAGCGGATGGAGGCCGTATCCGATGCCCTGTGGCACCGCGCCCTGGAAGGGGACCTGCGTGCCATCGAGACGTGGCTGAAGGTCAGGACGCGTTACGCGGCGCTGGGCGGGATCGACAAGGCCGTCCCCAGGGCGGTTGCCCCCGAGGAGGAAGCTGCGGCCGGCGGCTGGGCTCCGCCACCCACGGCTACGCCTGAGGAAGTAGAGGTGTTGCGTGGCCTGGTCGCCAAGATGAAGGCGTCTCGGGAGGGCACGCCTGTCCAGGTGACGGACGACCAGGGCCGGCGTGTGGAGGCGGAGCTACTGCCCGAGGGGGAGTGAGCGACGGTACTCCCAAGGACCTAGGGGGAGTGAGGAACCATCCTCCCCCCCTGGGAGTGCCCATGCCTACAGGGATACGGGCACGTTTGCCCCCCCTCCCTGGGGATCCCCCCATCCCAGCGCACACACGCCGGGACGAACACACACCCACCCCCACCCCCGGGTACCCCCCCTGAGAGACACGAGCACTCGCGCGCGTGGAGGTAGCCTTATTTCCAGTCCGCGCGGTGTTTGGAGAGTTACCTGAAATCCGTGTCAGGTGTTGCAGGCATGGGATGCCTAGTGGTAGCGTCCCGAGTGGATTGAAGGACGCGACTGGAGGGTGGACCGCTGATGAGGCGTTTGCGCCGTGTGTGGGTTCGGGATGAGATCCCGGATCAGGTGACGTTCACGAACACGTCTGATGTGACGGTGACGATGCTTGGCGGGTTGCTGTTGGAGCCTGGGGCAAAGTTGCAGATGTCGTTGCCGCAGGATGGGGTTGATCCGGATGGCCCGGTGCCTGCCGGCGTGGTGGTGAAGCGTGGGCCGGGTTTGGAGTTGTGGCCGTTGCGACGTGAGTGGCGGTGGGTGTGACGCCTGGTAGCCGTTAGCTGTGATGACGTTAACCGACTACGCGTTCCCGGTTCCGCAGCGTCTGGTGGTTGATGAGGCGTGTGATTGCTCAGGTGTCGTGGTGTCTGCGCTGCGTGCCGTGTCGTCTGGTCGGTTTGGGTTGCATGAGTTGAACGTGGTTGTGTCTGCGGTGTCGGTTGGGCACGTGGGTTTGCGTCTGTGGCGCTATCATGTGTTGGGCGGGGTAGCGTAAAGCGACACACCCGGCTGGCCGGGAACATGGTGGGGTTGCGTCCACCCTCCGCCGTATCCGACCCCGGTCCTTGTGGCCGGGGTTTTTCTTTGGCCGTCTATCTCCTGCTGGTGGTGGCGACGGCTTCGTGGATGATGGCGACGATGAGGAGTGCGCCGGCGACGGTCATGAGGGTGGGTTTGTCGCCCCAGTCGAGGGTGGCTCCGAGGATGCAGGCGGCGCAGCCCAGTACGTAGGCCCAGTGGCGTGGTTTCATGGGCGCCATCCTAGTGGCGGTTGCGGGCCGGGTGGATTAGGTCCGGCCCGCGTGGCTCAACCCCTGTGCCACCGCTGTCGCCACGGGGGGAGCTCTTGCCGCCACGGGTGATTGTACCAGTGGGGTAGAGTTGGGGTGTGTCGGATTCCGCTGAACTGGATGTGATCCTTAGCCATCCTCGGCTTCTGGCGGAGTTCGTTTGGATTGATCCGAATACCCCGTTCCGCCTGTGGGGGTATCAGGAGGGCTTGCTGGATGACTACCTAACCCATAGGCGGGTGGTGGTGTTGAAGGCCCGTCAGCTTGGCTTTAGCTGGACGTTGGCCCTCTACTACTTGTGGTATGGCCTGCGGTATCCGGGGCGTAAGTGCCTGGCTTTGTCGGTGGGTCAGGCGGAGGCGGATTCCTTGTTGAATAAGGTCCGGACGATGTATGAGTCGTTGCCGGCGTGGATTCGTAAGCAGCGTCCCCTGGCGGCTAGCAGCCGTAGTGAGATGGCGTTTACGGGGCATGATGGCCGCAGGTTGCCACCTACGCTTGTGTGGTCTCTGCCGTCGTCACGTGGGCGTGGTGAGACGGCGCATGTCCTGGGTGGTGATGAGGCCGCCCATTGGGAGCACAGTGATGAGCGTTTGGCGGCGGTGATTCCTACGGCTGCTGATGTCGGCCAGTTGATCCTGGGTAGTACGGCGAATGGTATGCAGGGCCGGTTCTTCGGGATCTATAGCGGTGCCCCTGATAACGGGTGGCACCCAGTGTTCATTGGGGCCCTTGCCCGCCCTGACCGTAGCGACGCCATGGTGGCTGGCCTGCGGGCGGAGCTTGAGGACCTTGGTGCGCAGGAGTACCCGCTTACCGCTGAGGAAGCGTTCGTTAGTTCAGGGTCGGGGGCGTTTGACCATGAGTCGTTGGTGTGGTTGCGGGCGAACTCTTGTCGCCCTGCGCCGTGGCAGGGGATCTTGGAGCTCGACCAGGGCCGGGTGGTTGCGTCGAAGCAGTCCCGTGGTTTGTGGAAGTTGTGGTCTGAGCCTGATCCGTTGAGGTCGTATGTGATTGCGGCGGATGCGTGTCAGGGCCCGGGTGCCCGTGACTACGCCCACGCGGTGATTTTTGACCGGTGGTCGTGGGATCAGGTCGGGGCGATGCATGGACGTATTGCGCCTGATGACCTTGCCCAGGAGATCCGAAAGGCCGGGTACTTGTTTCGGGACGCTGAGGGCAGGCCGGCGTTGGCGGTCCCGGAGGCGAACAACCACGGGCAGGCTGTGGTGGCGCTGTTGAAGAACTATCCGAACATGTGGGTGCAGGAACGCTTTGATCAGCGCCTTCAGAAGCCGTCTCAGCAGCGGGGTTGGTTGACGGACATGAAGAACCGGGTGCAGGCGATCGGGATGCTTGGGTCTGCGATCCGGAAGGGGACGTGGGGTGTCCGTGACTTGGAGGCGGTGACGGAGATGCAGACGTTCATTACGCGGTCGTGGCCTGATCAGCCGTCGAGGCGTGACCGGTATGAGGCTGCGCCGGGTACTCACGATGACCGGACGATGACCCATGCGATTGCGTGTGCGGTGCTTTCGCTTTCTCCTCGGGCGGCTGCTACGTTTGCCGGGGGGGCAGACATGCCCGTACAGTCGTACCGTCCACTGAACTCGCGGACTGGTTACGCGCCAAGCAAGGTCTAGGAGCGCTTGATGGCTACGCTGCCGCCCGAACTCATGGCTCAGATGGGTATGGGTGGTATGCCGCCCGGAGCCCCGCAGGCCATCAGCGGTCAGCCCCCCGCTGGGGCGATGACCGCTGACGGCCCCATGGGGCCCGACATGCCGCCGCCGTCGGCTGGGATGCAGTTGGCGGAGATGGCGGGGATGTTGGATCAGAAGATGGAGGAGATCCAGCAGGCGATGGGGCTCGTCACCCAGATCCTTCAGAGCGTCCTGGGTGCGGGTGCTGCGACGGCGGATGGTCCGATGGGTCCTGAGGCGCAGGGCCTCGCCCCGGAGGACGAGATGCCCATGGAGCCCGGCATGGAGGAGGAAGCCATGCTGGAGGAGGATCCGATGGGTGGGATGCCGTTCAACGCGCAGCAACTGGCGATGCAGAGGCAGCAGTAACCGACTAGGGGGTTGTCATGGAGAACCAGCACCGGCACATCAAGGGTTACCGCGACCTGACCCAGGCGGAGATTGACCTGATGAATGAGGTCAAGGCTGAGGGCGAGCGCCTGGAGCAGCTTGTTTACCGGGTGCGGGCTGCAATCCCGGAGGGGTTGGAGGCCGACACGGCGCGGAATCCGCACCGTTGGGCGTCGATTGCTGCAACGGATTTCCAGACCGGGCTGATGGCGCTTGTGCGTGCCGTCGCCGTTCCGGAGACGTTCTGATCCTGATGTCGACCCTCCTGGATCGGTTGCGGGCTGAGGGGGCTCGTGCGGGGTGGCGTCGTGCGCCCCGCAGGCATAACTGGTGGCCGCGGCTTCCGGCTGCCTGGTCGAAGGCGTTCGGTCGTTTTGAGCGTTTGACGGACGACCAGGTGTACGTGGAGCCCTGGGTCTGATGGGGTTCTTTGAGGGTTTGTCGCGGGAGGAGATCCTTGAGGTCGCGCGGGATGATTTCCTGGCGGCTAGCGAGTCCCGGAAGTCCTTGGAGTCCCGGAAGCTGGAGTCCTTGGAGCTCTACCGGCGGTACAGGGATGACGTTCAGCAGGGATTGAAGCCGGGTGCTGGTGGTGGCCCGTTTGGGTGGTCGAAGATCGACGTCCCGGCGGTGTACTGGGCGACGGAGACGATCCTTGCCCGGATGGGTGTCCAGTACCCGAAGCCCATCGTCACCGCCAGTACGCCGGAGGCTGGCCCGTACGCGATGGCCGCCCAGTTGCGCCTGGACCGGCATTTGTCGCGTGCGTGGGCTGAGGAACGCGCCCTCCTCGCAATGAAGCAGCAGATCGTCCTTGGGGATTCCCCGGTGAAGACGCCGTGGGACGCCACGTTGGGTGGTCCGGTGATGCAGCCGATCCCGTGGTTCGACTTCTTCATGTCCCCGGAAGCCTTGTTTTGGGATACCGCTGAGGTGTTGTGGCATCGGACGTGGTGGACGAAGCGGTCCCTGGTGGAGCTCCTGCGTAGGGATTCTCGGCGGGATGAGCCTCTGTATGACCGTGAGGCCCTTGAGCGGTGCATCAACGAGGTGACGGATCGCAGTCAGCAGGACACGACGTGGCAGACGCGCCGGTCGATTGCTGGTTTGACGGAGGCTGCGGCGTACGGCAGCAATGACCAGCAGATTGCGTTCTGTGAGGGCTGGTACATCGACGGGTCCCGGGTGCTGATTGCGGGAAATGGGAACCAGCCGGACTATCTGCTTCAGGTGGTGGAGCCTGAGGACAGCACGTTCCGGGACGCGTTCGGTGTCCCGTTCCGCCCCCTGTCCGTCCTTCAGAACACGCCTGACCCCGGGTTCATCCCGCAGGGCGTCAGTGACGCCGAGGTCCTTGGGGACTTCCAGGCGGAGATGAGCACCCTGTTGAACCAGGCGATTGATCAGGGGACTGCGAACCTGAACTCGCCGGCCGCATTCGACGCGTCCCGGATCTCGGCAGCGATGGTGCAGGCCGCACTCGGTCAGCCCCGGGGGTTGATCCCCGTGAATGGCCCTGTTGACGGGGTGATCCAGCGCCTCCCCCCGGGGCAGTTGTCGGGTGATCAGGAGCGCCTCGCGAATCAGGTCCTGGATCTGATCCAGCGCACCACGGGGATCAGCGACATCACCACCGGCCAGATGGATCCCAGTAACCAGACGGCGACGGGTATGGGGATCATCGCGAGCGAGTCGAACATGCGGCACAAGCTCCGCATGAAACTCGCCCAGTTGGGGTTCCGGCGGGTGGCGAAGCACATCTACTGCCTGGACCGGGCGATGGGCAGTCCCGTGATGGGTGTCCCTGTGCCGAAGGGTTTTCAGCCGGAGCCGGGTCAGGAGGGTGTGAGTGCTTCCCAGGGTATGGCGATGGTTCCGCAGTACCCGACGTATGGTCCGGGGATGCATTACGAGGTGGATGTGGATGCGGGTGCGATGGCTCCCCCCGGGCAGTCTGAGCAGGCTCAGAAGGTCCGTGCGTTTGCGATGGATGCTTCGGCGAACCCGGTGCTAGCCCAGCAGACGGATTGGCGGGCCGTCGGGGAGATGCTCGCGGAGTCCCATGGTCTGGATCCGAACCGGGTGTTCATGCAGCAGCCGGCGGGGAATGCGCAGGCTGCGTTCCCGACAGGTATGCCGGGGGAGCAGATGCCCCCGGAGGAGGGGGTCGTGCAGGACGAACAGGGAGTGCCCGTTGGCTCCCCGAATGGAGGCTGACCCATGGCAGTAGACAGTTTCACGCAGGCCGTAAGCACGGTCGCGAAGCTCGGTAACGCTACGGGGAAGCGGACATTCCTCGCTATCTACAGCCCGACGACGGCGGCTGCCACCGTGTTCATTGGTGACTCGGCGGAGGCCGGTTCGACGGGGCTTCCCCTGTTTGCTGGGGACCGGATCATCTTCACGAATGACGGTGGCGGTACCCACGCTAGCCAGGAGTGGTACGGGTACGCGTCCTCGTCGGTAACCCTTCAGATCGTTGAGGCGTACTGATGAGTGTGGAGATCGCGTCGAACCTCGCGTCCCAGTACGTCCGAGACGGTTCCGTGTGGGAACCTGCGGATGCTGGGTTCAGGGCGTGGACATTCGACACCCTCAGCATCGTGTCCACGTTGACTCTGACCAGTGGCCGCATCGAGATGGCACGCGTCCGGATCCCCCCACAGGCTGCCGGGACAATCACTGGTGTCGTCACCAACGTGGGTGTCGCTGGAGCGACCCTCACAGCCGGCCAGAACCTCATGGCCCTCTACACGACGTCCGGAACGCGCCTCGGAATCACGGCGTCCCAGGAAGCGAACTGGACGTCCACGGGGGTAAAGCAGATCGCGTTCACTGCCCCCGCTACGAACGTCCCGGCGGGCGACTACTTCATTGCGTTCCTGTCGAACGGGACAACTCCGATCAGCCCGTCGCGGGGCATCAACCTGGTGACCCACAATGGTCTGCTGACCACCCCGTTGTCGTCCCTGCGGGCCCTTCGGAGTACGGGTACGTCGAACACGGACCTTGCCGCATCAATCAACATTGCGTCGGTGATGTCAGCGACCGGCACCCCTATTTGGGCGGCGCTGTACTAGATGCCCGCCCGGTCGTCCTATGACACGGCGCGACGCCGGAACGGCATTGACCTCCGGGATTTCGGTGTCCTTGCCGGGGACGGCCAAGACCACACAACAGGGATCCAGGCTGCCCTGGATGAAGCGGCATCGGTGGGTGGGATCGTTACCCCCGGTGTCGCCGGGATCCTGAACACCTCCGCAACCTTGGAGATCGCTTTTGGGGTGGTGTTGGCTGGTGTTGGGGCGAACAGTGAGATCTTTGGGCATGACGCCCAGTTCCCGAATGCGGATGGCACGATGATCCGTCAGGTGTCCGGTGGGGCGGATGTCATCCGGACAAAGAACTTTGCGGTGTTGACGGGGGACACGTCACCGGACACGTACATCACGGCGTCCCGGTTCGGCCTCCGTGACCTTGTGATTGATGGTGGGACGTATGTGGGGAACACGTCACTGGTTGGGTTGAAGGTGTATGGCCGGTCGTACCGCCTGAACAACGTGGTGATTCAGAACTGTGCGGGTGGTGGGCTGTATTCGGAGTGGGGGGCCGGCGGGTACGACATGGAGGCGACTATCGACGGCCTCCACATCTTCAACTGTGGTGGCATCGGCTTGGAGTGGCGTGGCCCACACGACAGCCAGTTCAGCAACGTGATTGTGGGTCAGGCTGCCGCCGGGGCGACCTACGGGATTCGACTGGTAAGAGGTTCACAGGTCGGTGGTGAGGGCTTCACGAACGCCCATGCGTGGGGAACGTACTCGCAGGCCGTGTGGGACATTGGAACGTCGAACGGGACGTTCTACTCCTGCGTGTCGGATGGTGGTGGTGTCCGGTTCACCGGATCGGGGAACGTGTGGAACGGCCAGATCTATGGGACGCAGACCCCGGGTCAGGCTGCCGTGACGTTCGGTGACGGGTCGGCGGTCATGGCGGTTGACCGCAATCAGATCCTCGGGCAGATCTGGAACTTCAAGGGGTCACCGTTAGCAGTGATTGCCCCGAGTGCGACGAGCACGGGGAACGTGTTCCGTGCCGTGGCGAAGATGGGTGGTGCGATCCGGTATGGGGCGAAGAACTTCCAGACGACTCTTACGTCTGCGGCGTCGTCTGGGGCAACAACCCTGAACGTGGGGTCAACGACTGGGTGGCCGACTTCATCTTCAGCGGTGTACGCGGATGACGGTACGACACGGGTCGTGTCGATCGCGTATACGGGGAAGACGGCGACGACCCTCACGGGGGTGTCGGGGGTGACGTCAAGTTTGGCGTCTGGTGCCGGCGTGTGGGTTGAGGCAACGTTCTTCGGGACGGACAATCTTGGTGCCGACAGTTTCGACGTGTTGGATCATGACCATCCGACGAATGGCGTGTTGTTTCGTCAGGGTGGGACGGTTGCGTCGGACACGAATCACACGGCGATGCGGATTTTCTCGTCTGGGGTGACTGCCTTGGAGGGGTTCGTGCTCGCACGGGAGGGTGTGACTGGCCCCAGGATTTGGGGTGGGTCTGGTGCCCCGTCATTCAGTGCGACGGCCGGCGACTATTTCTTCCGGTCGGATACGCCTTCGACGTCGAACCAACGCCTGTATGTGTGTACGGGTGGGTCGTCGTGGACTGGGATCATCTAGGGGGGTTTGGGTGCCTGCTTTCGTGATGAACGCGGTGTCGGTGGGTACAACGGCGACACTGTTGTGTGACGGGAAGTCCACCCGGAGGAACTTGACCCTGACGAACAACGGCAGCGTGTCCGTGTTTCTTGGTGGGGCGACTGTGTCGTCTACGGCGTTCTTCCGTGAGCTTGCGCCGGGTGAAGCTTTGGAGTTCACGCGTGGTTCGGATCTTGATGATCCTGCCCCGACGGCGAAGTGGTTTGGGCGGACGGCTTCGTCTACGGCTTCCGTGAGCGTTGGGGAGATCAACGCGTGAGCCGTGAACGCCTGGAAGCGATCAACGAACTCCAGGCTCTGTCCGGTCACCCGGGGTGGCACAGGCTCAGGGATGACCTTCGGGGTAGGCAGGACGCCACCATGGTGAGGTTGACGGCGCAGGGGGGCACGGAGCAGGGGAAGGTGGAGTTGGCTGCGGAGTGGCGGACCTTGCATTACGTGTTGGATGGCGCGATCCCGCGTCTCATTGAGGAACTGGGGGGCACTGGTGGGGACTGACTTCGGTGGGGAGATGGAGGGCGCACCCGATGAGGGTGGGTTTGAGGGTGATGGGGAACTGACGCAGTGGTCCGGGCTTCCTGAGGATCTTGCTGAACTCGTCAGCAAGAAGGGTTGGGCTGGGCCGGCTGACGCCCTGAAGTCCTACGCGGAACTGGAGCGTGACCGCAGCCGCATCTTGTCGGAGCGGGACAATCTGGTGGAGGCGTACCAGACGGCTGAGGACTGGCAGGAACCGACCCCGCAGTCGTATGGCGCGGACCCGAATGCCATGGATCCGATGGATCTGGTGGGGCGCCTGGGTGCTGCGGTGGATAACGGTCAGGTGGAGTTCGGTCAGGCGTTCGCGATGGGGATGTCGCAGATCGTCCCGCAGATCGTTGAGGCTGAGTTGGCGAAGCGCCTGTCTCCGGTGGAGAACCGCTTGACGGAGCGGGAACTGCGTGAGCGTGCCCAGTCGATTCGGGGTCAGTTTCAGGAGGCGGGGTATGGGGATATCGCCCCGCAGTTGGCGGCTGAGGCCGCGAAGCTGGCACGGCCCGGGTCGATGTATGACTCGCCGGAGGGGATGGAGGCGGCGATGGCCATCGCGTTCATGCGGCACCGTCTGAGTGAGGACCGGACGAAGCGTGTCCGGGACCGCAGCCAGACGGCGGATCAGGGTGGCCGTGTGGCGGCGCAGCGGCAGAACATGGCGGAGGACTTCAAGAAGTTCCTCCTCGGAGACGGTTAGACAGGTTTACCCGGGGGTGATAGGTTCCGCCTATCACCCCTACGGGTGCGTCACATAGTGCCCCCCGCATCACCCCCGACAAGCCCACGGCCTCGGGGGGGCAACGGGACAAGCCGGACGAGTCGAGCCAATCCATTGCTCCTTGTTTCGGAGGTTCCAAGTGCCAAGCATGGTTCGCGGCCAGGTCGCCACCAATGACCTTCTCGCCGCCCAGCTTGTTGTGGACATGGACCGTGAGGTCTATGAGATCGACAAGCGTGCCAACCCCGTGATGACCCTGATCAGCCGGGAGTCGCGGTCGAAGGAGGCGAACGCCACCACCATCAACTGGATGGAGGATGAGCCCGTCCCGATGTGGACGCAGCTCAACGGCAGCATCAACGGTTCGGTCACCAGCATCACGGTGGACGACAGCAGCTTCTACCAGGTCGGTGACCTCCTGAAGGTCGTCGCGACCGGGGAGATCATGCGGGTCACCGCCGTCCCCACCGGTACCACCGCGAGCGTGACCCGTGGTTACGCCGGGGCGTCCGGTACCAGCGCGTCGGACAACGCGTACGTCCTGAACCTGCGTGCGGCGGAGATGGAGGGCGACGTCGCCCCCGACGCCATCAGCACCGTGAAGGCCGCGAAGCTGAACTACATGCAGATCGTCCGGACCCCCGTCCACCTGACGAACACGGCGCAGGCCGTGGAGCACTACTCGGGTGACGAGCTCCGGTACCAGCAGCGCAAGGCCGGCGTCGCGCACGCCCGGGCGTGGGAGGAGATCTTCCTTCACGGCCGCAAGAAGGAGGACACCAGCACTGGGTCCGCCCCGATCCGCCTCGCCGGGGGCATCGACGAGTTCGTGACTACGAACCTGCTGGATGCCAATGGGACCCTGACTGAGCCGGAGTTCATTGACTGGCTCGGTGACGGCCCGTTCCGTTACTCGCCGAACGGTGACCCCGGTTCGTCGAAGTGGCTGTTCGCCAGCCGGGATCTGCTGAACACGATCAACGGTTGGGGCCTTGCGAAGCTCCAGCTTGCGTCGGCTGAGACCGCAAAGTACGGCATGGACATCATGCAGTACGTCACGGGTCTCGGGGTTCTGAAGGTCGTGAACCACCCGCTGCTGGAGCAGGGTTACGGCGGCTACGGGTACGTCATTGACCCCGCGTCGATCATCCGCCGCCCCCTGTCCGGGCGGTCCACGAAGCTGCTGACGAACCGTCAGGACAACTCGGAGGATGGCCGTAAGGACGAGTACCTGACGGAGCAGTCCTTCCAGGTCGTGACGGAAAAGGCCAATGGCATCATCTTTAACGTCTCGTACTGACCTGAGTTAAGGTAAACTTCTTAGGTCACACGGACCGAGGAGATGTAGTTGAGCACACCAGCAACACCGGTATCTGAGCAGCGCAAGGCAAGCAGCCGGAAGCGGACTGCCGAGTATCGGCAGCGGCAGAAGGAAGCTGACCCTGAAGCGTTCGCTGAGAAGCAGCGTGAGTCTGCTAGGCGCTACTACGCACGCCACAGGGAGAAGGTAATTGCCCGCGTCGCTGAGCATCGGCGTCGTGAGCAGGAAGCCGATCCTGAGGGGTTTGCGGAAAAGCACCGCCTAAGGCAGTACCGGTGGCGGGAGAACAACCGAGAGCACTACTTGGCGAAGGCCAAGGAGAACCGTGACCGTCGTGTTGCGGTGGCTCGGGAGTTCATCCGTGAGTACAAGACGTCTCACCCGTGCGTGGACTGCGGAGGCTTCTTCCAGTTCATGTGCATGGACTTTGACCACATCGGCACCGACAAGAAGTACAACGTCGGCACGCTGGTGGGGTCCGGGGCCAATGTGGCTCTGATCCAGTCCGAGATGGCAAAGTGCGAGCTGGTGTGCGCGAACTGCCATCGAATCCGTACGTACGACCGTCGCATTGCTGAGCGCGACGGTCTGACAACCATCGAGGGGGATTGAGAGCGCATGAGCACTGAAGGAACCATTCAACTGATCAGCCCGTCACTCAGGTTTCGGGCGACCCTGGAGCCGTCGAAGAGCATCCTTGATCCGCATGCTGGCCTGATCACTACTGAGAAGGCGAAGCAGGTTCGGTTTGAGGGTGGGCGGGCGTCCATCCCGGAGTCGTGGCGACCCCTTCTGGAGTCGTGTGACGCGTTCACCGGGGGACCTCGTTCCAAGAAGATGATCTTCATGGCGGACGGGTCCGACGCCCCGGATGTGGACCCTGGTGGCCCCAGGGCGGCAAGGGGTGCGATCACCGCGTCGGTGCGTCGTGCCAGTGAGGCCCCTGTGGCCGGCTGGGATGACATGGCTGCGAAGGCAATCGTCGGCCTCGTCACCAGCAACCAGGTGAAGGACCTGGTGGCTGCCTTGACGTGGGAGGCGGAGCACAAGCGGCGGGCGACGGTGATGACGGCGATCACGAAGGCCATCGCATCAGGGTCCGGGGATGACCCGGATGACGCTGCGGCTGACGTGGATCCGGTGGTTCCTGAGGTGTTTGGCGCTCCGGTCCCTGAGGAGGACTAACGCGTGGGTACTGCTACCTGCACGCTGCTGACCGGGGCGAACAGTGAGGGTCCTGTGACCCGCATGGGTCCCGGCCACGATCACCGTGAGGTGATCTTCAAGATCGTCCCGTCCTCGTCGTACGCGACGGGTGGGGAGACCATCAGCCTCCCGACTGACGCGAAGCTCGGCGACATCATCGCGATTGACCTGATCACGCGGCATGACGGGACCCGCATTTGGGAGTGGAACGGTTCCACTTCCGCTCCGAAGGTGAAGGCGTATGACGCCTTTGCGACGGAGGAAGGCAATGCCACGGACGTGTCCGCGGTGACTCTGTACGCCAAGGCGTACCTCAAGTAGGAGGACGGTATGGGAACCGTTGCAAACACTGTGCCGTTCGCCGAGTTCGGTGAGGCACCGGCCATCAGCCGTGGTGGGAAGCGTCTGCGCCGGCTGATGGGCACCATCACCATGTCAGCGTCCTATGCGACGGGTGGCGACACCCTGAGTGGACTTCCCACGGGCGTGGGGACGCTGAAGGCCGTGAACATCCTGAACCGTCAGGACGGGACGCGGTTCTACGACTGGGATGGGTCCACCAGCACCCCGAAGATCAAGGGGTACACGGCGGGCAACGCTGAGGTCGCGAACGCCACGGACCTTTCGGCTGTGGCTGCCCGCGTCGTCGAGCTCATCTACGAGCAGTAAGACCGGGTGATCTGAGTGACTCGCGCTGAGATCCGTGCGTACGTGCTTGCCAGACTCAGTCTGTCGTCCACTGATACGGCGCGGGTCACTTCGATCAACACCCTCATCGATCAGGTGTATCTGCGTTTGGCGGGGAAGTACCGCCTGAAGAAGGCGACCTCCAGTCTGACGTTCACTGCTGGTACGGCGACGGTGACCCTGCCGTCGGATCTCATGGAGATCCTGAGCATTCAGCGGGGTACGAGGACGATGCAGCCGATTGATGAGGACCGTTTTGCGCAGTTGGTTGGGCAGGAGTACCAGGGGGTTGATCCTGTCTCCTACTACCGGGTTGACCTTACGACGATCCGGGTGGTGCCGACCCCGCAGACCACGAACGCTGCTGCGGCGACCCTCCACTACGTCCAGGCCCCCACCACGCTCGCATCGGGTGGGGATGCTGCGTCCCCGGCGTCGCTGCCCACCCAGTTCCATGACTTGATTGGGGAACTGGTTGTGGCGCAGGTGGCGATGGATGAGGAGGAGTTCGGTGGCCACATGGCTGCCGCCTCCGCCACGGCAAACCGCTTGGAAGCCGAGCTCGCGCTGCACATGAATGTCCGTGAGGGTGCCGGGACGCACCGGGTCCTTTCCGCTAGGTACGGGTAGACGTTGGCAGCCCGCCGGCAGGTTCTGCGTCGCCTCTTTGAGAAGGGGCAGGTCACCGACACGGACACCAGTGATCTCGCCCCGGACATGGCAGAGGCCCTGCGGGACGCCGTGTGGTCCGCAAACGGTGACCTCGCGAAACGCGGCGGGTTCCTTTATGCGACCGGGGCGAACCCCATCAACGCGAACACGACGGCGTTGCGCGGGGTGTTCCTGTATCCGGTTGAGGACACCAGCACCCCAAACACGTTCACCTACAAACTGCTGGTCACGGACACGGCGGGCAGGCTCGGTGTCCTGTCGTCATACACGTATGCGTATGGGACAGCGAACACGTCCACGACTGCCACGACGGTGACGGTCCCGGCAGCGGGGGCCCCTGTACTGGGTTGGCGCAACGAAGTGATTTTCGTGACGGACAGTTCAGATCGGACATTGGTTCGTTGGGGTGGGTCCACTGGCACGGAAGACGCTTCCCCAACGGGGACGGTGGCGGTCACCATCGGCCAGGACATCGTGACGGGAACGGGAACCGCGTTCACCACGAAGGTTGCGGCCGGCCAGTACGTGAACATTGATGACGCGAATGGTGTCGTGACTTCCTACCTTGTGGAGGAAGTGGAGTCTAACACTAGGTTGCGGGTGTCTGGTCCGTCGCAGGTGGCGTTCCCTGGGGATACGTTTACCGTGACGAACTTCGGTCAAGTGAACATCTCGTCTCTTGTGACGAACAAGGGTTTGGTGTCGTCTTCGGGGTCGTCTGCGACGGGTAAGGGCACGACGTGGCAGACGGGGTTGGACAGGGTCGATCAGTCCTCGTTTAACAATGCGGACTGGATTGTTGCGACGGATTCCACGCAGCGCGTCGGGATTTCGTCTGCGACTTCTGACACCGGGTTGAATCTCCAGGGGACGCCTTCTCCGTCATGGTCCGATGACGCGTTCGTCATTGGCCGTCCCCTGGTCGGTAACGTGATCGCCGCCCATGCGGGTCGGTTGTGGGTTGCGGGGGTGCCGTGGGCACCGAACCGCCTTCAGGTCACCCCGGTTGCCCACAACCTGTCGGATGCGTTTAACGGGGTGGATTCCCCGACGCGAGACCCGGATAACGCGGCGATCATTGAGTCGGTGGAGGTCCCGGATGACGCGTCACCCGGGTACATCACGGGTCTCGCGTCGGGGAATGACCCTGGTCCCCTGCTGATCCTTCGTGACCGTGACGCATACATCGCGTATGGCGAGTGGCCCTCTATCCAGATCACGAAGTTGGGTGACGACATCGGGTGTTTGGATTCCCGGGCGGTGACGTTCCACGACAAGTCTTTCTACTGGGCTGGCCTTGAAGGCGTGTTCACCTATACGCCGGGTGGTGGCGTCCGGAACCTGACGGAGGGCCGCATTTACCGTGAGTGGAAGGCAAGCCTTGCTGGCGCTGAACTTGATGCCGTTGTCGTTGCTGTCGTGAATCGCACCCTGTTTGTCGGGGTGGATACGGCTGGCGGCACGGACTTCGGGTACATGCTCGACTTGGATCGGGGTGGGTGGTCCACGTTGACGGACTGCCGGTGGGGGCAGGCTACCCCCGTTGTGTTCGCGGGTCAGGGCCGGGATGTGTTCGCTACGGAGCTTGGCACGAATCGGGTGGTGTCTCTTCGTTCTGCGACGGACCCGACGTTGGCTGGTGTGTCGAACAGCCTCCAGGGTTCGTTCCTCGCCCGGTCGGGCCGGATGCTTCTGGGGCAGGCTGGTGACCTTGGTCGGGTGGTGGATGCGAAGGTCACGTACCGCCTGACGGGGACCTCATCCCCGGCGTTCACCGTGAAGTTTGGGACCACCAGCCTTGACACGGCGGGCACCGTCAGCACCACGACCAGCGGTACCGCCCACGCCACACAACGGTTCTTCCCCGGCAGTACGCAGATGGGGAATCAGGTGCGGGACGTCCAAGTCGAGTTCGCGGAATCCGCTGGGACGATCACCCGGTTGGAGCTCAACGAGTTCTCCTGGGTCGTCAGGTTGAGGAGGCCGCGTGCCTGACGACGCCCGCAACTACTACCGCGTCCCCGGGTGGCTCCGCCAACAAGCGGGCCTCGGCCGGATCGGCCCGGACGCCCGTCAACCGGCGGGGACCGCGTACGGGCTGTCCATGGAGAACGTGGAACGTGGGTTCCTGTGGAAGCAGATCACGGACGCAACGAACTACACGGGCCTCGGGGCCACCACATGGACGAACGTGGACTCCACGACGTTGTCGTGGCCGATGTGGGTGTCCGGGAAACGGCCCCTGGAGTTGATGGTGACGGGAAGCCTGGTGTCTGGTGCAGCGCAGGCAATGGGGTTGTCGGTGGCGTGGGATGGGGTGGAGGTCACCGGCACCGATTACGGGATGCTCATCGTGTTCAACGAGACGGTGTACAAGCACCGTTCTGGCGTGGGGATCCTTGGGTCCCCGGTGGGTGGCAGGCACACCGTGTCCATCGTTTATCGGGTGTCTGGTGGGTCGGGTGGTGGGGTGCAGGTTGATGGTGATGCCCGGTTGTTTCTGAGCGTGAAGGAGATTTGAGATGGCGTTGCCTGGTCGTCCTGACGCGGTCCCTCGCCGCCCGAGGCCCCGCACGGCGGGGGTGGTTCCGGGGCGTCCTCGTTCCGCGACCGCCCGTGTCGTGACCGGGGTGATGCCCGGTGCATTCCCCTCTGCAACCCCCACGGGGGTTGTGCCTGCGGCGTCGGTCAGTGCCCCCCCTCCCGGGCCGACGCCGCTCCCCGTCTCCCTCACCCGCCAAGCGTTGCTGGATGACATCAACAACCGCCTCGCCGCACTCCCCGGCGTCTACAACCCGATGCGTGAAGCGGGTGCCGTTACGACGGGCCGGGGTTTGACGGATCAGGGCTTGGCGGACACCGCCTCGGCGCGGGCCCTGTCCACCACCTCCGACGGGTCGATCTTCGGTATCGACTGGTCCGGGGAAGGGCAGCAGCGCCGGAACCTCAGGCAGGGGACGGCGGCGTCTACGAACGCCCGGGGGACGTACTTCTCGACGGCCCGGAGGCGGCAGGATGGGTGGGATACGGACCGTGTCGTGAACGCCCGCGACGCGATCCTCCGCAACCTCCAGGCCAGCCAAACCCAGTCGCTGAGGGATCAGCAGAACGCGGCGCAGGGCTTGTCTGGGGAGCAGAACACGGCGCAGCAGGAGTACGACGACTGGCGTGCTCAGCAGACGGCACCCGTCCCGACCCCGCCGCAGCCGGAGGTCCCCGCCCCAAACGAGGCCGGGTCCGGTAGGCGTGTGTGGACGGGGAACAGCCGGCCGAACCTGGGGCCGGGGTGGACGGTGGCTAAGCGTGGCCCGTCAGCGAAGACCCGGTGGGTCGCGACCTTCAACGGAGCGTGAGTGATGGCTAGGCGTTGGCGTACGAAGCCGAAGCTCCCGGCGGATAAGTTCCGCCTCACCCAGAAGGACGGGTGGTGGACCGCTGAACCCCTGAAGCCCGCGAAGGCGAAAGCCCCGAAGCCGCAGGTCCCTGCCGACTGGGTTGGGGACACGACGGTACGCGGGTCGTACAAGAAGCCCCCCCGGTTGAACCCGGATACGTATGAGTGGGCGCAGGACCCCACCAGTGGCCGGTACTTTGCGCGTCCAAGGACGGAGCTGTCTGGGTTGGATCCGGACTCCCGGTTCCAAGTGAAGTCGTATGACAACCAGACCGCAGCGCAGCAGGATCAGATCGCCCGGGTGAACACTGAGGCAGCGGCCGGGGCGGACGCTAGGGCGGCTGCGAATGCCCAGCGCCTCCAGAACTTCCAGGCGATGTCGGGGACGGTGGGGAACGCCACGGACCCCACGGCCGTGCGGTTGGCGGGCCTGAACTCGGCGGGGAACACGGCTGCGAACGCCCCCGTCCTCGCGTCTACTCTCAGGATGCCGGAGTTGATCCGGGACGCCGGCTCAACGCGCGTCACTACCTACGGTGCGGAGCGGGTGCAGGGCCGGAACAACCTGATTGGTGGTCTCAGGACCGCACAGTCGGAGGCGGAGGCAGCCCGGTCTGAGGCGGCGGCGAAGCTCCGTGACCAGAACCTCCAGGTCATGCTGAAACTCATGGGCCTTGATTCCGATGCGAACATCGCGGCCCTCCGGTCCAACACCCAACTGGCGGGGTATGACGCCCAGAACCAGCGGACGGCAGCGCAGATCGCGTCGAACGAGACAATCCAGGGCAACGCTGAAGCGGGTCGGAATGCCCGTACCGCCGCCCAGTTGGAGAACAGCAACAAGCAGTTGGCGGCACGTATCTCCGCTGACATCCAGAAGAACGGTGCCCTGACTCCGTCCACTCGGAACACCCTCCTGACCCGGGGTCAGGCAATGGTGAACGGCGTGAAGGTCACGAAGCCGAACGGCACCAGCGGGGTCCTCACATACAACTATGGGGAGGTCGTCCGGTTCTTCATCGCAGCAGGGGTGCCGGCTGCCCAGGCGAAGCAGATGGCGATTGCTGCGGGTGCCGTACCGCCCCCGAAGGCGATGGGTACCGCATCGGGGTCCGTGAATGTGGGGCCGGATCGGCCGGGTAGCACGGGTGGCGGCGGCTTCTAGTGCCAACGTTCACCCCCACAAGTGGCGGTAACGAACCGGACCTCTCCATCATCCGGGGGAACCCGCGTGGGACGCTCGCGGAGTTGGAGAAGCAGAAGGGCCACGCGTCCCGACTGACGTTCCTGAACGACGCCCTCCGCCGCTTCGGGGAGCCCGCATCCGCCCTCTCCTACCTCATCCAGGGGGACCTGAAGGGTGCCGGCGGGTCCCTCGCGGACATCGTCCTCCCACATGAACGGACCCGGACCATTGGGTTGTCCGACGTCCCGATCCTCCGCCAGGCGACAGGTCAGTTGCCGTGGTACCTCAGGGGCCCCGCACGGTTCGGCCTAGATGTGGCTGGTGACCCACTCACGTACCTGACGTTCGGGGCGAGCAGTGTCGGGCGTAAGGCGGGTATGGCTGCCGCTGAACGACTCGCAGTGGATGCCCTGAAGGCTGGCAGGGCCCCCACCATCACGGAAAGGGCGATGGCATCCGCCCGCGCAGCCGAGGAGATCTACCCGACCCTTGGGCGGGGCGTGACGATCGGTGCCCGCATTCCGTTCACCCGGAACGCGTCGATTGACCTCGCCCGCGTGAACATCCCGTCCCTGAAGGACCGCCTCCCGAAGTCCGCGCAACGGTACCTGGACACCATGTCCGCAGACGGTTCCGCACTCCAGAACCTGCGGGCCGGGACCCGCAAGAGTCTCCTCCCGAGTCGGGGTGTGGACCGCAAGACGAACTTCGTACTCCAGTCGATCCGCCGGGCTGCCGCAGCGGAGACGACGGAGTTCACGAAGGCCGCTGATGACCTCGCCCGCGACATTTACACGCGGGCACGGGACATCCGGACGTCCGGCGGCGAGAAGATCACCGCGAAAGAGTTGTCGGATCAGATCACCCGGCACCTGGATGACCCGGATCGAGTTGCGTTGCCGCCGATGGCGCAGGACCTCGCGGCCCGTGCCCGCCAACTGCTGGATGACATTGGTGGCCGGGAACTTATGGACGGCATCGAGCGGGGTGCCGTGTCGAACTACGTCCCGCACATGATGGCGGACAGGGCGTCCCTCCAGCGGTTCCGGGACTCCAACCCGAACCTCGGCGCAGCGTCAGCGGACCACCCGTTCTTCGTCCATGAACGCGCCCGCCCGGACCTCCGCATCTCGGATGTGGAGCGCGGCGGGTACAAGCTGGAAACCGACATCAGCACCCTGATCAAGGCCCGTGCGTCGGCGTCGGCGAACGCTCGGATCAAGCGCGTGTCCGAGAAGATGATTGCCGCGCGGGGCGTGAAAGCGGTTGAGGACGTCCCGGATGTCGCCCGCCTGGCCCCGGAGGATGTGGCCCGTACACCCCTGGTGCAGGCCGCGGACCGGGAAGTCCGGACCCTGGAGGCAGCAGCCCGGACACTGGCAAACCTGCCGGGTGCAGCGCAGCAACGCCGCGTCATCAACGCCCGCCTGGTCACCGCCAAGAAGCGGGCAGCAGCAGCCCGTGAGACGGCGGCGAACACGGCGAACAGCAAGGCGGCGGCGAAGGCCGAGAAGATCATCGCTGCCAACGAGAAGGCACTAGCTAGGCCGGGGCGGGTGGTAAGCAAGGCGGAGCTTCAGCGCCTCGGGCAGAAAGGGTGGGCGGAAATCGACCACTCCCACAGCTACCTCACCGGCATCCTCCTCAGCAAAGAAGACCGGGAGATCCTCGCGCGTGTCCACGACATGATCGGGGACTCGATGCGGGACCCGAACGCAGCCCAGCGGTTCATCCAACGCCTTGGGTCATCGTGGAAGCGCATGGCTCTTGCGACCCCCGGGTTCCACATCCGGAACATGTACGACGACGGCATCCGGTCCTGGTTCGCCGGGGCCCGGAACCCATACTCGTTCGTGCAGGCGCACCGCATCCTCACCGGGTCAGAGGGTGCCATCAACCTCGGTAAGGGCCGCAGGATGACGGCTCAGGAACTCCGGGACGCAGCCCGGGATTGGGGGGTGACGGACCTCGGATACGTCCGGAACGACGTCATGGCGTTTGAGCAGCAGTCCGCCAAGACCGCGTTCCTCCGGCACGGTGCGGGACGGCGCGTCAACCTCCTGCGGGGCATGGAGCAGATCGGGGAGTACCGGGAGAACGTGTTCCGGATGAACCTGTTCCTGGAACGCCTGAAGGCCGGCGACAGCATCCCCGTCGCAGCGAAGACCACCCGGGATTTCCTGTTCGACTACGGCGAAGTCGGGGTCATGGTGGACGTCGGCCGCCGGTATTGGATGCCGTTCATCACGTACACGTCGAAGGTCATCCCTTCCACGATCAAGACGTTCGCTCAGAACCCACGGATCCCCGCCCATATCGGGATGCTGATGGACACGGCGAACGAGACGGCGATTGAGGAGGGCGCGAACCCGGACCTGTCGCAGCTTCCCGCCGGGATGGAGTCCAGTGTGCTCCTGCCACCCGCACTGTCCGGGCCGTTGCAGGCTGCCCTTGGTGGCCGGTCTGGCGTCCCGGATGCGGAGGCCCCGACGCTGATGGTGAACCCGGAGGGGATCGCTGGGTTCACGCAGTTGAACCTCCTGGACCCCCGGAACTGGAAGGGCCGTATCGTCGGCGGAATGGTGAACCCGTTCCTCATCAAGCCCATCGAAGCTATGACGGACTACAGCTTCTACTACAACCGGGGACAGCGCGAAGGCGCACTCGCCAACGCGAACCTCGTTCACAAGTGGCTGAACCGGATCCCCGGTGACCTCCCCGGCGTGGACCTGTTCGGGATGAAGAAAGACTCGATCACTAAGGAACCCCGCCTTGGGGTGAGCATGGAGTTCGCCACCCTCCTCGGCCTGCTGCCCCCGGTTGGTCAGGTGTCGTCGGCACTCGCGCCACTGGATGACGGTGGTGCCGGGTCGAACCTTGGGGCAGCCCGGTACTGGGGTGGCCTCCCCGTCACGTCGTTCGACCGGGCGCGTGAGGCGTACTGGGCGGCAAGGAACAAGGAGTAGACGGTGGCGTACCCGACCGGTGAGAACGTGTGGGGCAGCTACGCCGATCAGGCAGCCCGGAAGAACGGCATTGACCCCAGGTTGTTCCGTGCCCTGATCACCCAGGAGTCCGCATGGAACCCGAACGCAGCATCCGGGGCGGGTGCGCGTGGCCTTACGCAGGTCGTTCCGAGGTGGCATCCGACGGCTGACCTCAGCACACCGCAGTCGCAGATTGACTACGGGGCGAAGCACTTCGGGTCCCTGCTGCGGAAGTACGGGAACCCCCGGGACGCCCTCGCCGTCTACAACAGCGGCCGGCCGTGGGCGACCTCCCAGCGGTTCGGGGAGACCCGGAACTACGTCACGAAGATCCTTGGCGGACTCGGTAACGTGACGGCGTCCACGGGGCAGATGGTGGGTGGGACGCAACCCCAGCAGGCCCCACCACCAACCGTCGGGTTCCAGGCACCTACCCCAAACCCGCAGTCCCTCGCGGACCTGAAGGCGTACATGGCGGCGTCTGAGCAGGCCGTGCTGGGTGGCGCACCGGAACCCGACGCCGACCAGTACATCACCCGCATCGCCAAGCGCCGCGCCTCAGCACCCCCACAAGTCGGACGCCAGGTAGCTACGGACGCACTCCAGAACCTGGGTGGTGCAGCCATGCCCGGTGGCGAGTTCCAAGGCATCGCCTCCGACGGGGCGCAGACCGCCATTCAGGCGGCATCGCAGCGCATCGGCACGCCGTATTCATGGGGCGGCGGGACGCCATCAGGTCCCGGCCGTGGCTTCGGACGCGGGGCAAACACCGTCGGTTTCGACTGCTCGTCACTCGTTCAGTACGCGTGGGCGAAGGCCGGCGTGAAACTCCCACGCACCACCTATGAGCAGATCAAGGTGGGGACGGCGGTCCCCAGCATCAGCCAAGCACGGCCAGGGGACCTCATGTTCCCAAGCACCGGCCACGTCCAGATGTACATCGGGAACGGCAAGGTGATTGAGGCCCCGTTCACTGGCGGCAGGGTTCGCATCGTGCCTGCGAAGTCGAAGTACCTGGCGATCCGTCGCCCCGCCTAGATACGTATACCCCCCGGGTAAGGAGATCCGATGGCGATACTTGACGCAACACCCACAACGCTCCAGGCAGTGGAAGCGCAGGCTCAGGCGGGGGACGTGATCCGCCTCGCAGCGGGTACCTACACGACCCGGCCGAACAAGGCTGCCGTCACCTACCAGGCCATCGACTGGGAACCCGGACGCGTCCTCAGGGGCACCGTTGGGCACCTTGGGGCGGGGATGGCCGTCAGGTTCGCCACGGCATTCAACCTTTCCGCACCCGGCATGGTGATCCGTGGCGTGTTCCACGACACCCGCCCCGTGAGCAGCATCAACGCCGGGGTGTTCACCGCGTCGAACATCACCATGGAGGACTGCGCGAGCAGCGCCAGGCCCGCAAACGGGACCCGCCAGATCGGTTACACCCTCGGCACAGGGGCCATCAGGGTCAGCAACACGCGGTTCCTCAGGTGCCGGCACCACCCCACAGGGCAGCCCGGAAACGTCCTGGACCACGCCTACTACCTGAAGAACTGCACCGGGAGTCTGCTTCAGGACTGCCTGATCTATGACGGTGGCAGGTTCCCCCTCCACCTCTACACGGATGCTGACGCGAACGTGTTTGAGCGGTGCGTGGTGTGGGGGTCCGGTGGGTGCATCACCTTCAGCGGGGCAGCGGATTCCAGCACGGGGACGTCGGCGTACGGGACCTCGGACAACAACCGGGTGACGGGAAGCATCCTCGGCCAGGCACGGTTAGGGAGCCTCGTTGAGTCTTGGACCAGTGACCCGAACCGCCCCGTGTCAGGGAATCAGGTGTCGGGTTGCATGTTCTGGCGTGGCACTGGGGCAGCCACCTACCCCGGCACTGTGCGGGGCGTGACGTTGACGAACAACGTGCAGCGCGACCCGGGCTTCAAGGACCCCGCGAACGGTGACTTCACCCGCACCGGGACGTATGACGGGTACGGGCCGGCGCAGTTGTTCGGTGCCGTCACTCCCCCACCCCCTCCGCCGCCTCCCCCGCCGTCCGACGACGCGGCCCTCATCCAGTCCCTCAAGGGCGACCTGGACCTCATGTTGGAACAGGCGAACCAGACACGGTTGAGCCTCAACGCGTTCACGGAACGACTGGCTATCGCCCGAGGGAGGATCACCCAGTGACCCGCGTTCACCCAGTGGTTCGCCCTGGGCGAGCGATACCATGTAGGGAACAAAGAGGCCCGGCGACGTTGGAGCGCCCCGGGCCGTGGGACAACCCGCGAGAGGGGCTGACCATCCTAAAGCGTACCTGTTCCGTCGCGGACTGCGACGGGAACCACTACTCGCGCGGCTGGTGCCGTGCGCACTACGAGCGTTGGAAGAGGTCCGGTGACCCAGTTGTCGCCGTGAAGAAAGACCGCCTTCCAGTGCATGGCCCCAAGCCCTGCTGCGACGCTCCGGGGTGCCTGCTGGCACGGGCTGGGAGCCGCTACTGCAAGGGCCATGAGAAGCGGTTGAGGAAGCACGGCGACCTTGCCGCGCACATCCCCATCGGCTTCAAGCCGTCTCTTGAAGAGCGGTTCTGGGACAAGGTTGCTAAAGCTGGCCCCGACGATTGTTGGGAGTGGACCGGGTCGCGCAGGAGCGACGGTTACGGCCAGATCTGGGTGGACGGGAAGGTCAAGGGAGCGCACCGCGTCTCCTGGGAGATCGCCTATGGAGAGATCGGGGACCCGGATCTCTACGTCTGCCACAAGTGCGACAACCCGTCGTGCTGCAACCCAAAGCATTTCTTCCTTGGAACGAACTCAGAGAACCAGCGTGATGCCGCTAGCAAGGGGCGGCATGGATCGCAGGTGCGTAGAGCCCGCCGCGTCAGCATTGACGCATGGCCTGTGGGGCCAGAGGTCGGTGATGGGTGACCCGCGAGACGCCCCCAGACGAAACGAATACCACGCGCGAGCAGATCGCCTCGTGGCTACCCACACCCTGGCTCAGGGGAACAACCTACATCGCGTTCGCGTGGGGACTGGGCCTCGGAACCTACGAATCCCTGACACGTCAGAACGTCGCGGTCCTGGGATTCGCGGGCTTCCTCATCCTCCTCGGAATGGGCCTCAGGAGCCTCGCAGCCGAGGTGTTCAAACGGTGACCTACCCAAGGTTAATTGCCGTGCTCACGGTCGCCGTGTGGCTCATGCTCGTCGCATCAGCCGTCGCCCTGGTGGTCGCCCGGTGACCCGCGACCTTGCCCGCATGAAACGCCGGTTCATCGCGTACATCGCCGCGATCCTTGCTGTTGGGACGGCAGTGAACGGACTGATCTACCAGCGGGTTGAGCATCAGGCCCGTGAGAACTGCGCCCAACTGGAAGAACTCGTTGACTTCACGAAGGGCAGCTACCAGGACCTGATCACCCGAATCAGGGTGATCCCACCCGCCGAGAGGACAGCGGCAGCCGGAGCGCAGTTAGCGACCCTGGAGTCCCGGTTGGAAGTCCTGAACCACATCAACTGCAAGGGGGACTAGGTGACGAACGGCGAGAAGGTGATGCGGACGGCTGCCGTGGAACTCGGCGTCCACGAAACACCGTGGGGCAGCAACACGGGGTTCCGGGTCCGTCAGTACCAGGCGAGTACGGACCTTGGTGGCACGGGGTGGCCTTGGTGCGGGGCCTATTGCAACTGGGTGTACGCCCGCGCAGAGGTGAACGATGACGGCCTGGCGCACCAGGCAACGGCGGAGATCGCCCGCCGCGCATACGCCCAGGGTGCCGTCGTCAGCTACCCCGTGGTGGGTGGGATGCTCGTCTGGCCTGGAAGGCACGTCGCCCTCATCGAGAGGGTCTACAGCGCCACGGTGGTGCAGACGATCGGTGGGAACGAGTCCGACGCCGTCCGCAGGAGTACGCGTTCCACGGCCGGGGCGATCGTCGTGGTACCCCGCGCGATCCGCCAGCAGGCCGTCGCTCCACCTGCCCCCACCAGGCAGTACGGGTTCCAGGACCCCAAGGGCCGCGTCCTCAGGCCCGGTGTGTGGAGGCTCCAGGTGTTCGCCGCGAACCACCGGCGGACCCTCGGAACGCTGGGCAAGAACGCCCGCGTCACCAGGGTGAACAAGCGTTGGCGGGTGCGTATGCCCGGGACCTATTGGTACACGTCCAAGGCACTCCGCGACACGGACATGCGCCGTTGGGAAGCCATGACCGGACGTCGTATGCGCCCCGTCACACGCCTCGTCACCAAGTTGGACAAGGCCCAGGTGGTTACTCAGGGCCTCGGAAAAACGACATAGACCACTGCTCTAAACTCTTTCAAGCACGTATAAGGAGCCATCATGGAGTCAGCATCACGGCACGGCTTGAGCACCAAGATCGGCCTGTTCGGGGCGTCCCTCGGCGTCCTCGTGCCCGTCGTCGGTGAGCTTGCGGACGCGACCGCACCGCTCGGCGTGGACCCCGTCGTGTGGGTCAAGGGGGCCGCGGTCCTCGCCGGTCTGGTGATTCTCAGCAAGGCGGGTCAGGCCATCGCGGCGATCTGGACGGGGGGCAGCGCGGTGGTCATCGAGGCGCCGGAACCGGACCTGGATGTGCCCGTGGAGGGCGACCCGGAAGGGTAAACACCGGGTGTAGTTGGTACCCTTCAGGTACCCAGGCGGGTTCCTTGTGGCCCGCCTTTTTCGCAGGACGGAGCGCCCCAGGTACGGATGCCCGGGGCGCTTTTTGTTCGCCTGCCACCATCCAATACTCGTCTACCGGGAACCCCAAACCGGCCTGTCGGCCGGGGAGGAAACCACGGGGTGACGGGGTGGTTAGTGCCGCGGTTCAGGTGCGGTTGCGGACACTGGTGGGGTCACTAACCGTCCGAGTGTGGGACCAGTCGGGGCCTGGTTACGTGGTGCAGTACACCCCGGAATGGGTGGCGCGGATGGGTGCGGTGAGGCCCCGGTGGGGGTCGGCCGGGTGGTCACCACGGGTGGGTGGCCGGGAACGGCCAGGCCATGGGGATGGCAGCCGGGTGGCAGGCCGTTGGCAGGCGTGGCAGGCGGGAGCCCCCCTACGTAGTAGGGGGGAACCACCTGGCAGGCACGCATGGCAGACGGACTGGACGCCCTGCTGGCGTCACCTGTGGTCGTGGTCCGTGGGAGGCCACACGCCCGCCGGGTGAACCACCACCGGCTGATTCCCACCAGGGGACTCACACCGCACCCAACCCGCAGCCTCACACTTCCGAAGGGTGTGCCGCATCGTCGTCACCGGCACCCCGAACCGGTCACACAACGCGGGCCGGGGAAGTGGCCCATCCGTGTGGACGGCGTCCGCGACGAGGAACCTGAGGGCACGGTCCTCACCAGACCCCTGGTGGTCATCCACCCGGATCGGCCCGGTCGGTGCAGGGGTCACCGGATCAAAGACAGTGCCCCCGCCGCCGCCAGCCATCTCCGGGACGTCGAAGAACTGGACGCAATGCACCAACCCAGTATCGCGCGGCGTCATCCCCGACACCCATGCGCGACCGGGAGGGGCCTCCTGCATCTTCTCCTCATCCTGCGCTGAGATCAGCCGGTCCCCCAACACCATCTTCCGGTTCTCCGACTCCGACGCACGCCCGAACAGCACACGCCCAAGGTGCTGCGCCCGGATCGCCGTCCCCTGATCCTTCCCCCCAAGGTTCTGGGCGGACGCCTGCTGCGTCGCACTGATGATGTGCAACCCCGTGCCACGACCAATGAAGATGAGGCGCATGTACGCCTGATGAGCGGCAGCCAGTTGATCGGCCTCCGTCTTGTCCCTCGCACCCATCTTCGTCGCGATCTGCGCGAGCTCGTCGATCATCGTCACGATCGGGGGTCCGGGTTCCATCCCCTCCCGCTTCAACGCGGCGCGACGCTGCTGCTCCTCCCACAGAAAGTCGAACCACTCGGCCCACTCCGCCGGCCGGTACAGGGTCGCTTCACTGCTGATCCCTTCTAGGTCACCTTCGCCTTTCGGGTCGATGCACACGACCCGGGCACCGCGAGCAACCAACCCCAACCCCATGACCCGCATCGCAGAGGACTTACCGGACCCGGCCTGGCCAGCGACCAGGACATGCGGGACGCCGCGTGACCCGACCTCCAACCGGAGGACGTCACCCATCAGGCCGACGCCCAACGGCACGCCGTACTCCATGTCCCCCGTGGGGTACGGGACACTGGTCGGCAGGGGTTCCATCGCAATGTCGATCCGCATGCGGCGGCGGGACATGCGGTCGGCCTGCTCCTCACGGACCTGGGACTGCACCCCGTTCCACTCGTTCGTGAGGATCCCGGCGAGCTGCTCAAGCCCGGGCCGGTTCCACTGGGGTGGCGGTTCCACGATGAGGTTGATGGACCGGCGCGTCACCGTCGGTGTGCCGATCAGTTTCGGGGCCTTCACTTTCGCACCGACGTTCTCCATTTTCGTCATCAGGTCCTGGATCTTCCGGTCCCATTCCTTCCGGATCATCTTCGCGTCCCGCCAGTAATCGTTGCGTTCCGGGCTAGGAATGTGTTGTGCCTCAGCGCCTGCGAGCCACGGGACGTACCGGCCCCATGCGGGGGTGTCGGTGAACAGGTCCGTCCAGAACACCCCGAGGACCTGGCCCACAAGGATGGCGATGCCGGCGTAGATGCACTGCGCCCACACGTAGGGCGGGATGTAGCTGGCGACCAACAGGGCGCCGAGGATGGCGCCGGTGATCTTCAGGGCACGCCAGTCGAACTCCGCCTTGTCCGACGCGATCCACAGGAGGCTGCTGAACGCGATGCCCTGCCCGAGACTGGCTTTCCCATTCCCGGCGAGGCCACGGACGCTGCCGAGGATGATGGTGGCGACCTGGATGAGGACGATGGCCAGGACGCACCCGAACATCAGGCGGACAGCGGACACCCACCCGAACGCGAAATCCCACGGCACGAACCCATACGTGGCGGCACGGATTGTGACGCCACCATGCGCAAACCGGCCCGCGAGGATGAGGAGTAGGGCGATGCCGGTGACCGTCAAGGACCGGCGGTGCTTTGTGACCCAGGCGGCGGTCATCCGAACGGGTCCAAACCCAGCGGGTCGCGACGGGCCTTCTCCTCCGCGTACTCGTCGCGAGCTTCAGCGGAGAACTCACCCGATGACTTCAGGCCAGGTTCGTATCCCTGCGCGAGGTACCCGAAACCATCCGGGAAGCCCTGTTCGTTGATGTGTGCGTGGCGGTTCGCAAGGTCCAGTGCTTCACGAAAGTTCTGTCGAATGCCCATCATGTCTCCTTGTGGGTTGCTGCTGTCGCTTCGACGATCTGCCGCCACACGGGGTCTTCCCGGGGGGCAGTGAACCACTCCCGCTTCGCGCTCGTCCTGACGCCGTTGAGGGCCCTGTGAAGGGCCTTCTCCAGGGTCATGGGTGCCCCCGGGATCAGGCCCTCCACACGGATCGGGAACTTGCTCCCCGTCTCCCACTCACCCAGCCGTTCACTCGCGGCACCACGGGACTCCCGGCCCGTCCACCCAACCTTCACCTCGGGTTGGGGGCCGTCGGGACTCCATTCCCGGGCGATGTAGACGAGTGGCCCTGGGGTGCGGTGTAGGACGTGTGCCGAGGGGTCCCACGTCACCCGGTAGGCGGGCCGTGGCGCGGCTGACCGGTCACTCCCACCCCCCAGTGGGCGGCGGGTTGATCGGACGCCGACCGTAACGGCTACGAACCCCGTGATGACTGTGGTGACCACCTCGGCAATCACGAATCTACGCCCACAACACAAGGGCCGACAACGCCACGAACACCAAGGCACCAGGCCACCACGCCACCACCCAAAAAGCGATGCCGATGGCGACCATGGCGACCCGGATGAACGCCTGCCAACCCGGGGCGACATGGTTGTCCAGCCAAGCCTGGGCGGTGGCGGTCACCGGCCACCCCACGGGTCGAACGTGCGGGGGTCACCGTGGTGCTCCCCGACGGGATGGAACCCCTCCCCGTCATGGTCGTCCGCGTACACGTTCCAGACGGGTGGCCCCGTCTGCACGGGTTCATCCTGGAATGCGAACTCCAGTTTGGGCTTCCGTGCCCGCTGCTTTGCCTTTGGCTTCTTCCGCCGGCCGATGTGAATGGTGATCCCCATTAGGCCCTCACGGCGGCGAGGAGGACGAACGGTGCCGCAAGGAGGACGACGAGCGCCATGAGTCCTGCGGCCATCGGTGACCGCGTCCACACGATCATGGACGTGACCCACAGGAGGATCCCGAGGTATGGGGCGTTCCTGGCGAACTGGGCGACGGGGTCATACGGGCGTGCCATCACGCCGTCCCGTACGCCGGCTCAGGCTTCGGCTTGCGTGCCGCCTGGTCGGGGTCCGCGAGCTTCGCCGTCGTCTCCTCCTGGATCTCCCGGAGAAGCTGCGTCTGGAGTTCCTTGACGCGGTCATGCGCCTGAGCGGTCGCCTCATCCTGGGCGCGCTTGTTCAGGGTCTCGCGCTGCGCCTGACGGATCGCAGCCGCAAGGGCCTTCTGGGTTTCCGTGCTTCCCATACTTCCTCCCGTGGTGGGAGGGGATGGGTGGCGGTAGGTTTCGGCCTACACGCCACCAGTTTCCCCTGGTTGGCGTGTCGCCCCACGGTGGACAGTGATCCGCCCGGCAGTTCCCGCTGCCGGCCGGGGAGTCCCCGTGGGGTGTACTGGGATCGACGCTACAGCACTAGGCGCGGAAAGCAATACCCCCGCTTGGCCCCGGGCTTTGCCTTCGCGGCCTCCGCGTTCTGCCACAGGAACTTCGCGTGGGCGGCATCCAACTCCAGGACCTGGATCAGTGCTTCCAGGCGTGAGGCGGTGGGGATGATCGCGCCACGTTCGTAGCGGCTGACGGCGAGTGCGTCGCACCCGTCTTCCGTGATCGCTGCGACGTCCTCAGCGACGGCCCGCTGGGTGAGGGCGGGGTTGGCTCGTAGCCTGGCGTCCCGCAGGTAGGCACCCAGGGTCTGTTCAGCGGTCATCCGAAAACCATGCATTGCGTGTCCTGTCCTTGGAAGGGCAACGAATCTCTAGACATCCCTTGACTATTCACGGCGGGGGGCATATGGTTAGCCCATGAGCATTCACGAAACAGTTTGGGCGGCACCGTCATGGACCCGATCCAGCGGGCTTGACAGCTTGGTCGAGTTGACCGTGAAGTCCGTCACCGCAAAGCGCATCGCCCTCGAAGGCAACGTCGCGAAGACGGTGGACCGGGAAGCGCTGGAGTCCGTTGGATGGGTGTGGGTTGGGGCCGATACTCGCCCCGGTCTTGGCGGAGCTCCCATCGTCATCGGCCTGACGCGTGACGACTGCCGGCGTGGCGTTGCCGCTTGGCATCGCAAGCACTCCGAGTTGCTTGCTGCGAACGCAGCAAGGCACGCGAACACCGCTGATGAGTGGGACGTGTGATGCCGACGCTCGCGGAGCACCGGAAGCAAAAGGGCCTGACGCAGGCCCAACTCGCCGTCCACGCAGGGGTAGCCCCCGCGACGGTGTGGCGAATCGAGAACGGCAGCAAGCACATCCCGGACACGGAGACGATCACTCGTCTCGCGAACGTCCTTGGCGTTGATCCCACGCAGATCCTTCTGCATGAGGGTGAAAGTACCCGGCGGGTACACGTCCGGGAAACTAACGGAACCTCCAGGCAGGCGGAACCTGCCGAAACCACACAAGGGAAGGAAGGAACGTGATCCCTGTTGAGCGGCGCACCCCACGGGGGGAGCGCATCACCGCTGTAGCCGACCTCATCCGCGCAGCCAATGACCACGCCGTCGCGGCATGCATGGCGCTGGAATGCGGCGACCAGGAGAAGGCCGCTGACCGCATGCGGGCTGCCCGCCGGTACTACACCGACACCCTCCGGTCCCTCGCGGACCTCCGGGTCGCCGTCGCCCGCGCCCCCGAAAGGCGGGCGGCATGAGCACTCAGTCCCGCATCAACCAGCAGATCCGCGCTGCGCAGAACGCCGGCCACAAGGCACCCCGCGCCTGGTACCGGTACGCGGCGGAGGGATTTACCGGGGGGTTTGAGTTGATGGAGGCCCGCGCCCTGGAGATGTGGCCCGGAGGCGTCGAGTGGTGCCCGAACACGACGGGGTACGACCGCCCGACGGACATGTGGGTGGGTCGCGCCCGCCCCCTGCCATTCCACGACGGCACCCGCTGGACCCCCGATGACCTCGCCCTGGAGATGGACGCATGACCGACGACATCGGACCTCTCGCGCAGTTCCCCGCCTGCCTGATCTACAAGGCCAAGGCCGACTGGTTCTGGGTGCTCGGAAGCTGGGCTGAGGAGTCGCGCACCGCGCGGCGGAAGTACGACATCCAGAAGGAGAAGAACCGGGGGTCATGGAGATGAGCGGACTGGTGAAGTACGACGGCGGCAACGGATTCGACCTCGCTGTCCGCGTCGGGCAGGCAGCAGCCGAAGCCGGCCAGTACGGCAGCCGGAACGCGGCGGAGCTTGCCCTGCGCGTCCAGTACGGGCTGGAGATCGGCCTTGGCCCCGCCCAGTCGTTGACCGCCATCCACGTCGTCCAGGGCAAGCCCAGCCTGACGGCCGGTGCGATCGCAGCGAAGATCAAGGGATCCGGCCGGTACAACTACCGGGTCACCGAACACACCGACGAAGCCTGCACCGTGGTGGTGTACGAGAACGGTGAGGAAGCCGGTACCTCCCGGTTCACCATGGATGACGCGAAGGCCGCTGGCCTCCTCGCGAACGCCCAGTGGAAGAAGTACCCCCGGAACATGCTGTTCGCCCGGGCCGTGTCGAACGCCGCCCGCTGGTACGCCGCCGACGTGTTCGGCGGGGCCGTCTACACCCCCGACGAACTGGGTGCCACCGTGGACCCGGAGTCCGGGGAAGTCATCGACGGCACCGTGACGGAGCACCGCGCCCCCGCGTTCGACTACGAGGCTGAGTGGCAGCGGATGGTCGCCTACTGCGGGGACGAGTCCACGGCGAAGGGATTCGTCGGGGTCACCGGCCTGAAGTCGAAGACGGAACTCGCAGACGAGGCAAAGCGGGACGCCGTGTGGGCCCTGATGACGGAGGCGAAGGCGGATGCCATTGACGCCGCCCAGGAGGACGCCGAGGACACGGACGTGCATCCCGACCAGGTGACCCTGGACGTGGAGGCGGCCGCATGACTCTTGAAGAAATCACCACTGCTTTGCAGCGCGTACACGATGAATACGACGCGTCCTTCGGCTGCGAGTTGAAGGTCTACGGCCACGGAATCGTTGAGGTCTACGCTGACGGCTGTCGCGTCGGACGCGGACTGACATTTACCGAAGCGTTTGAGAGCGCCGAACTGGGCGGTGAGTCGTGACCACCTACGAGTACGAGCGGGCCGACCAGGCGAACGACGCCGCAGCCGCACACGGCGAAGCGCATGACCTCATGAGTGAAGCGCACGACGCCCTCACCCGGATCACGCACCTCCTGGACATGGCCCAGTGCGTCATCGACAGCCGGGACGTGGGGTCCGCGTTGGACTACATGGCGGAGGCACGTTCCGCCGCGCGTCGGGTCGCTGAGATCACGGGGGGATGGGGATGAGCAACGGCCGAGTGATGACGTTGCTGCGCGACACCATCGAGAACATGGATGACCTGAAGGTCGCCATGAAGGAGAACGGTGACCAGTGGACCCGCATGTGGGAGATCGTCCGTGAACAGTTCGCGGACATCTACGATGAGAAAGCCCGCGAGGAGATGAGGCGGTGAGCAAAGCCGCTGAGGTGTACGACCTCGCCGGGGACCTCCTAGAAGCCGCCGAGGAACTCCGACTCGCCGCCGAGATCATGGCGAACTCCCGACCGACCCCCGCCGGCTGGATCACATGGCGCAATGAGAACGCGCCACTTGCTGCACGGGCCGCTGACACCGCTGTCGCTATCGCGGCACTAATACCCGAGGAGTAAACGTGTCCGTTGATTGGAAGCCCCGCCCAAGCGCCGGGGCCAGGCTCATGCTGGGCCTCGCCATTGGTGGGGCGTTGGTTTACGGGGCGTACGCCGTGAGCGATGCGATCGCCACGGGGGGATGCGACCCGCGCCCCGCCGAATCCAACCTCCCCGGCGCACCCTGCGCGGTGACGGAGGCCGACCGGCTCCGCGACCAGTTGAAGCGGGAACGCATCCAGCACGCACTGGTGAAGCAGTCCCTGCTGCGGGAGAACCGGAACCTCCGGCGATCCCTGAACACGGACCCGACGGTGGCCGAGGCCGTGACCATCGCGTCCCTCGTCTCCGGGGTCCCCGCGTCCCGCGTGTGGGCCGTCGTCCGTTGCGAGTCCGGCGGTGACGCCACCGTCAGCAACCACACGGGGTCCGGTGCCGCTGGCCTTGTCCAGTACCTGCCGTCCACGTGGCGGGCCACCACCTTCGGCCGCGCGGGGCTGAACGTTTACTCACCCCACGCGAACGTCATCCAGGGCGCGTTGGCGATGCGGCACAGCATGTCGCCGTGGGCCGCGTCCCGTCACTGCTGGGGGTCGTGATGCGCCGCGACTACAGCAAGTGGAGCGTCACCGTGAACAAGAAGCCCATGTCGCGGCTGGAGCGCCTGCTGTTCGGTGGCGCCTGGCACTGGAGCGCAAGCCCTCCCATGAGCTATCCGACTTCTGCATACGGGTCTGGGTATGCACGCTCTAAGGACAAGGCGTTCGCCATAGCCGACAAGCACATCGCGGTCACCGATGCGCACCAGCACACCGTTGAAACGCGGGTGCTGCCATGACCACGGACACCCAGGAGGGGACTGCGGTACCCGTCCGCCGCATCGACCTCCTTCAGGACTGGTGGCACCAGCAGGGCAGGTACAGCCGGAGCCTGTCACCAGAAGCCAGGCGGGCGTTGGCGGGGTGGGAAGGGATCACCGACGAACACGTCACCCTCCTCGCCACCGCTGTCCGGGAAGAGAACACGGTGGAACGCGTCCTGCGGGGTGCGATGCGTGGCTTCCACCGGGGCGGCGTGTGCTGGCAGATCGTCGATCACCTCCGCAACGGCCCGATGACGTCGAGTGAACTCGCCGTCCGCATCCACTCGACGGCGAGTAACGCCGGCCTGGCGCTGCGCCGACTGGAGCAGCGCGGCATCGTCCGGGAAGCCGGGACGGAAGTCGACTGGTTCGATGGGGAACCGATCAGCGGCACCCGCCCCAACATGTGGGAACTCAACCCGGACATCGGGGAGGGGACGTGAAGCTCACCCTGATTCAGGAAGGGATCTACGGGTGCATCACCGCCGCACCCCAGGGGATCTCGACGGGGACGCTGGCATGGATCACCTGCGCCGACCCGGAGAGAAGGACCCTTCAGGGGAAGCGGTTCACCCCAGTGAAGCTCCGGAACGAACTCCGCAGGTTGGAGAAGGCGGGCCTCGTCACGTTGCGGGACGGGAAGTGGGTGGCGCAATGAGCACAAAGGTTCCTTGCGATTCATGCGGTATCGAGATTCACCTATCAGCCGATGCCGTCAAAAACCGGCTGAAGAAAAAGCACGGAAGGATCACCGTCGAAGTGATTTGTGGTGTTGACGGTGTTTGGAACGACGGAAATCTGTGCGGTGTTTGCGTTACCGAGGCGGTGCGGATCGGTGATCCGGCATGAGCAACGTGGACATGTGGGAGTCAACGGCGTTCCCGGAAGGACCACCGCACCTCATCGACCGGTTGGACGCCGCCATAGATGAAGCGGAACGTGTCCTTCGTTCTTTTGCTGGCCTGCCATGCGAAGAAGAGACGCTTGCCCGCCTCGTTCCTCGTCGCCTTAGCCACGCGCTGGATGAGGCGCTAGTGGACCTAATCGCCGTCGCAAGTGAGGCACGCGCCGCACTGGAGGAGTACCGGTGAACAAAGCCCAGATCGAAGTCGCGATCCGGAAACTCCACCGCGACTGCCAGGTAGCCGTCACCCACGGCGGCAGGTGGATCACCGCCGGAGAAGCCGAGAACCTGAAGGAAGTCCTAGAAGTCCTTGACCAGCGGGCGAAGCTCTGGACAGGTGGGAAGCGATGAGCCTCCTCACCGTCCATGAGGCAGCCGAACACATGCAAGTGGACCCCGAAACGATCCGACGGTGGATCAGGTCCGGCCGCATCCCGTACATCCGGGCCGGCAGCCACTACCGCCTCCGCCGCACAGACCTAGAACGCGGCGTCACCATCCCACCACCCCGTCCCGCACGTCACGACCGAGAATTCACCAAGGCGGCACGCGAAGCCTGACCACGCGCCACCGCAACCGCATCATCCAGTGACTCACCCGGCTTGAACTGCGCCTCACCAAACAGATGCCCATACACGCCGAGAGTCTGATTCGGATTCGCGTGCCCCATCCACGCCGCCACCTCCATGATCGTATGGCCAGCGGCGATCCACAGACTGCACGCCGTATGACGCAGGGAGTACGGACTGACCCGCAACCCGAGGCTCAGGGTTGCGGGACGCCACACCCGCGTCGCCCAATTGTGGTGATCCAGGAACCCACCCTTATCGCCACGCACCACCAGTGGGCCCGCACGGTCCACAGCCTCCAAGTCATCCCGGACAACCGTCGGGATCGGGACGTTCCTGACACGACCCGTCTTCGTCGCCTTCACCCCGTCCTTCCCCAATGCCCGTCGCACCACCAGGGTCCGGTCCCCGACATCCGCCCACTCCAACGCGTACACCTCCCCGGGCCTGAGGCCGCAGTACGCCATCAGGCTGACGATCAACTGGTCCCGAGGGGTGGGGAGCAGATGACGGATCGCTTCAACATGGTTGATGGGGGTGGGTTCACGGCGGACGGGTTGCTGGGGGAGTGGCCGCAACCCAAGGCAAGGGTTCACGGGTGCCACGCCATCCTGCACGGCGGCACCCAGGGCGGCGGACAGGACACGCACCGTCGCGTTCACGGTGGCGGGGGTCGCCCCCGACCGGCGGACCTCCGCCCGCCACTCCAGGACGCGAGGCCGGCCGAGCTCACTCAACCTGACGTGACCAAGGCGGGGGACGATGTGGCGGTCCACAAGGTCGGCGCGTTGAATGCGGGTGGACTTCGCCCACGCCACGCCATGCACGTCGAACCACGTCCGCAACCAGTCATGCACCGTCAACGTGGACTGGGCTTGGGGTTGGTGGACGCCACGTTCGACGTCGGTGGCGAAGTGCCTGGCGTCCCGTTCGGTGGGGAACCGTTTGCCGCGTTGGCGACCCTCATGGTCACGCCAACGCACCACCCACGGTTTGCTGGTGGACCCTGCCGGATGGTGGTGGACGCTCGCCACGACCGGGGAACCTACCGGCCCGTGTTCACGACTCTGTTCACGGAACCCGCCTCGTTTGGTGAGATCGTAGAGCGGGAGACGGGACTCGAACCCGCGACCCTCAGCTTGGAAGAATGTTCACCCGTGTAGTGCCGTGTCGTGGTGGGTTGTGGCGAATCGCATGGATTCAGGGGTTTGCAAGGATGGCGGGAAGGTTTACCCTGGGGTGACATCCACCCGGGACGACAGAAGGTGTTCACGGATTTGTTCACGGGTTGGGTCACTACCGCTGAAAGGAACGACCAGTGAGCGACAAGCTCAAGCCACTCGCCACCCCCCGTACCCGGGCCGCAGTCCTCACAGAGGAACGCCGCATCCGGGCAGCCGTCATCCACGGGGACCTACTCCCCGTCATCACCCCCGCCCGCATCGAACAACACCCATGGGCCAGGGACATCCTGGACCTCGTCGTCCTGGAACAGCAGGCACGGAGGCGACGGTGACCGCCCGCCAGAAAGACGCCATCACCTGGCTCCAACGCGTGGGGGAAGCCACCCCGTGGGCCGTGAAGAAGGCCGGCTTCCAAGTCCGCATGTTCGACACCCTCGCGGAGAAGGGCCGCATCCAGGCCACCCAAGTGGAGGGCCGCGTCAAGCCATTCAACGTCTACCGGGTCGGTGAGCCGTGACCGTCACCCAGCGTCAGGCCCAGCGGCTGCTAGACGCCTACCAGCAGGGCGCGAAACGCGAAGACCTGCTGATCGCCCAGCGGGACGCCATGCGCACCCTCCTGGAACGCCTCCTCGCGGATGAGGTGGCGCACCCGAAACGGGCGATCCGCACATGGCTCGACAGGTGCGACGACTGGGCCGAGGGCCGGGTCCCCGTCGGGGAGAACCTGCCATGACCCTCACGTTCACCGTCCCCGGCAAACCCGAACCCCAACGCCGCGCCCGAGCCACCGCCCGCCACGGCCACGTCCGCATGGTTGACGACCCCCGCAACCGGACGTACGCAGACCGCATCCGGTGGGCATGGCGCGACGCCGGCAGCCCCGCGTTCGGTGACACCCCCGTCGTCCTCGCCGTCACCGCGTACTTCCCACGCCCCGCAACCCACTTCCGCAAGAACGGCGAGTTGACGGCTAGCGGCGCGAGGGCGGGGCACTACTACCCGGGCACCCCGGACGGGGACAACCTCGCCAAAGCGATCATGGATGCACTCAACGGCTACGCCTGGGCTGATGACCGGTACGTCGTCCGGGTCGCCGTCGAGAAGCGGTGGGCAGAGGACCGCGTCGGACGGTTGCAGGTCATGGCGGAACCCGCCCTCGCAGAGGTCGCGGCGTGAACCGGCCTGCGAACCCCGATGGCACCGTCGGAACCAACCAGACACCCCGCATCCCAGACAGCGAAGCAGCCCGACAGGGCGACGTCATGCGCGAATGGTACGCCGCGCACCTGTGGTCCCCCTACGCAAGCAACCAGCGGCACCACGGGGGCAGTGAAGCCCCAGGTGAGGACACGTGACATGGGGACCGCCTGGAGACACCCCGTCCACGACGCCGGACCACACGGGGCAGGCTGGCGCATCCACCCATGGCTCGGTGAACCCATGAGCTGGGTCCCATGCTGGACGTGCGGGGCCCGGGGCCGCGTCTTCCGCAAGCAGGACGGCCAGTGGACTGAGATCACCTGCATGGACTGCGAAGGCACACGCGTCCACCTCAGGAAGGCGCAATGAACGGTCGCTGCCCATACTGCGGCGCAACCGTCCGCACCAACGAACTCACCTACCGGCACCCCGAAGACGGCAAGCGCGGCAACCCACGATGCCCCGGGTCACGACAGATCCCACGGGCACTCACCGACCACCGCCCCACATGGCGGGACGAAGACACGAACGGCGCGCTTATCGGTGAGTGGGCGGTGCGGCCGTGAAGTACCTGTCCCTGTTCACCGGAGCCGGAGGAATCGACCTTGGACTCGACACAGCCGGCTGGACCTGCACAGGCCAAGCCGAAATCGACCCGACATGCCGAGCCGTCCTCGCCCGCCACTGGCCCGACGTCCACCGCTGGGACGACGTCCACGCTGTACATGCCGTACCGCACCCTCACAGCGGACGGGACGATCGAGACCTTCCAGGAACGGCCGATCAGCGACGCCCTCATGGGGCCATCCGGGAACAAGATGCCGTTGATCTGCTCGTCGGTGGGTTCCCCTGCCAAGACATCAGCGTCGCCGGACGCCGCGCCGGCCTCGCCGGCGAACGAAGCGGCTTGTGGTGGGAGTTTCACCGGATCATCGACCTTGTTCGACCCGGCGCCGTACTCGTGGAGAACGTCGAAGGACTCCTCAGCAGTAACGGTGGCCGAGACATGGGCGCGATCATCGACGCCCTGGTTGACCTCCGGTATGGCGTCGCCTGGCGAGTACTCGACGCGCAGCACTTCGGCGTGCCCCAACGGAGACGACGCGTGTTCCTGCTCGCCCTCCCTGGCGGACGTACTGGAACCCACCGTGCCGCCCAAGTACTCGCTCTCACCCCGGGCAGCACGGGGCATCCTGCGGCGCGCCCAGGCACGCGGACGGGAACTGCCGCCAGCACTGTCTCAAGCCTTGGCACGTCTCGAGGAGGCGGGCACGGCCTGAACGCCGAGAAGGCCGCAGGCGGGCAGCTCGTCGTCAGCACGCTGCAGGCCCCGAAGGGCCGCGGGTGGCGAGTGGACGCCGAGGGCGCCGCGGGCGGACAGATCGTGCCATGCGCACCCGCATCCGTCCGCCGGCTCACTCCGCGCGAGTGCGAGCGCCTCATGGGGTGGCCCGACGACCACACCCGGTGGACCCATGACGGGCGCGAGGTCGCGGACAGCCGCCGCTACGCCATGTGCGGGAACGGCGTCGTCGCACCCGTCGCCCAGTGGATCGGGGAACGCCTCCACGCTGAACTCGCGTACCAGGCGGCGGCATGAACCCGGACCTCTCATACCCCGACCAAGCAGTGGAAACCAGGGACGTCCTGGCCCGCCGCCTGCAGCCCGTCGGGAACCCACTCCTAGAAGCCAGCGTCCTAGAAGCCGCTGACGATTTGGTGGCCCTCGTCTGGGCCGCATACAAGCGCAAGTACCAACCACCCAAGGGGGAACACCAGTGAGCGCAGACATGAACCGCTGCACCATCGTCGGACGCCTGACCCGCGACCCCGACATCCGCAACACCGCAGGCGGACAGACCATCGCCAACATGCGGGTCGCCGTCACCGGACGCGGCAAAGACGACGCCGGCAACTGGACGGACAAAGCCAACTACTTCGACGTCGTCTGCTTCGGCCGCACAGCAGAAACCGTCGAGAAGTACCTGACCAAAGGCCGCAGGATCGGCGTGGACGGGTCCCTCCAGTGGCGCGAGTGGGAGAAGGACGGGGTGAAGCGCCAGTCCGTCGAGATCCTCGCGGGGGACATCTTCTTCCTGGACTCCAACCAGCAGGCGGGTGGGGGACAGGCCCGGGATGAGCTCGCCCCGGACACGCGCGGATTGGCCAAGGCCCCCGTGGCCGACTCGGACGTTCCCTTCTAGCAGGGAAGCTGTACCCGGGGGGTACAATCCACCCCCCGCCTAAGTGAAGGCCCCGGCGACGGAATGGAGCCGTCCCGGGGCACGGACCACAACCAGACAGGCTGGACGTGACCACCACCCACACTACCGCACCACCCACCGCACAAGCCACCACCTGCGTACTCGACTGGTGCGACAGCACAGCCCGCCACAACGGCCTCTGCCACCACCACCACGTCCTGGAGACACGGGCAGCCGCCTACGCGAAACGCGAGCTCTACGCCGCCCTGGCGGACTACTACCAGGACGACACCACCTGGCACGACGCGACACCGCCCGAACGCCCCACCGTGAAACTCGCACCGCCCCCGGTGCCTGAGGTGTGGACGAGCCCGGACGGCACCCGCAAGGGCCTCGCAGCCCTCCGGGGCATGGTCGAAGACCTCAGCCTCCTATCGGGGGACGGCAGGAGCGACGCACTCATGCGGATGGGATACAGGGCCGGCTGCCTCATCGCAGAACGCCACCTCTCACCAGAAGTCGTCCAACGCGTCATCCAGGACTGCGTGGACGCCCTGTACCCGAACGGTGAACACGGCCGCAGGGCCCGCGCCCGCAGGCGTGCCATGGAATCCGTCGCAGATGGAGTCAGGAAGGCAGCAGCATGACCACCGAACCGTTCGACGTGATCGCCAAAGCCCTGAAGGAAACGGGGTACACGACGAACGGCAACGGAATGCACCAGGGAACCGGTGAACGGGTCACCACGTACCGGACGGCACTCGACATCTACAACGCCGCCCCCGAATCACCCGCCTGGCTGTGGCACGGCTACCTCGCGGAAGGGGCCGTCACCCTCCTCGCCGGCCGACACAAAGGCGGCAAGAGCACCCTCCTGTTCAGCCTCATGCGGGCATTCGTCGACGGACACACCCGGTTCCTCAACCACGACCTGAAACCCGGGCCCGTTGTCCTACTCACCGAAGAAGCCCCAGGCACCCTCCGCCCCAAACTCGAACAGATCACCCACGAAGGGATGCAGCAGCTACGCGTCCTATGCCGAGACGACATCACCCCGAACCGGCCCAGTTGGGAAGCCGCCGTCCGGGAAGCCGGGATGGAAGCCATCGACCACGGCGCACGCATCGTCATCATCGACACCTTCGCGTTCTGGTCGCAGATCACCGATGAGAACGACTCCGCGATCATGCAGAACGCCGTAGCAGTCCTCGCGGAACTCACTGCCATGGGACTCTCGGTCGTGATCGTCCACCACCACCGCAAAGGCACGTCGCTGGAGGCCGGCGACTCGATCCGCGGATCCACTGCGTTGCAAGGTGCAGTCGACCTCATCGTCGAGTTGTTCCGCGTCGAAGACGACGAAGTGATCACCAGCCAACGGGAACTCCGTGCCATTGGCCGGTACCCGGAGATCCCGGAGATCATGCGGATCCAGTTGGAAGGTGACGGCCTGTACCGCGTCGTCGCGGAAGGAACCAGGGAAGAAGTCCTGGAGCTCACCTGGAAGGAACGAGTCGCCGCCTACCTTTCCGACAACTATGCGGAGAAGCACACCCAGTCCCAGATCCGGAACGCCCTTTCACCTGAGAACCCGGAGAAGGCGAAGGGAAGGGTCCACGCAACCCTCCGTCAACTCCTGGATGAGGGGTTCATTCAGAAGGTTGGGGAGGGGAAGAACGAGGGGTACAGGTGGGTGATCAATCACTAGCGAAAACACTCACCGTTCCGCGGAACGTTCCGCCCCGTTCCGCCCGGAACGTTCCTAGCGTTCCGGAAGGCCGTTCCGTCCCCCCCCCCCCCCTTAAGGGGGGCGCTACGGCGCATTGGGGGGCGGAACGGAACGCACCAGGAGGGGCAGGTGAGGCGTGTTAAGGCCGGGAAGAACCACCCCCAGGCATCCACACCCACCACACGAACCCCCTTTGCCCTGAGAGGCCCCTCACAGCCCGTCTCAGCGTCTTACCGGGGGGGTCCGCCACCGACCACCCAACAGGGGTCCTGCGGGGCTCTACGGGGCACAGAACGCCTCCCCGGCATAAACGCCCACCCCACAACGACGAAGGGCCCCCACGAATGAGAGCCCCCCGACCCAGCACCAACCACACCCGTGACCTACCGGGCAAGCACCCGCCGCACCTCCTCCGGGTACTCAAACCCCGCCGCGAAATCCCACGGCTCCGGAGGGCCATCCTCCGACACCGCCACCTCCCCATACGCACGCACCAGAACCGCACGGAGCTCCAAGGCACCAGCGACGTCACCCTCCGCCGCCGCCCGAGCAAACCGATCCAACACCACCATGAAATCCGAACCGCTCAGACCAGCAGGCATCACGCCACCTTTCCATTGAGATCACGCCGAGCACGTGCCCGCTCCAGGGCCGGCCCAACCGTCTTATGCGACCACCCACCACCACGCGCCGTAGGAACCCCCATCGACGCCAACGTCCGGGCAATCGCCTTCACCCCAAGACCCTCATCAGCCAACCCCAGGATCCGGTCCTCCACCTCACGGCTAATGAACCCCTCCGGCCGGCGCTCACGCTGAGCATCCAGGGCCACACGCGTACGCCTAGACACCAGGGCCCGTTCGTACTGGGCCATCGCCATGATCACGGTGGCGACCAACTCCCCTTCCGGGGTGCTCATGTCCACGGACGGGTTGAGGCACACGACAGCCCAGCCCCGCTGCTTAGCCCTGGCGAGGATCCCAGCGAAGTCCACCGTTGACCGCGCCAGGCGATCCAGTGATGCGACCACCAGGGCCTTAGCCTCCCCAGCATCCAACCGCGCCATCGCCTGATCGAGCTCGGGCCGGCGCTTACCCGTACCCGCCGACGCCGTCTCCGTCACCGTCCCCACCAACGCCAACCCCTGGGCCACGCAGTGCCCCTGGATACGCTCCAACTGCGCCCCAGGGGACAGGGACTGCTTATCCGTAGACACCCGCACATACGCCAGAACCGGGGTACCCGAAGCAGGGGTCACAGGATCCCCCGGCCCTCACGGCGACGCTCCGCGTAATCCACGTCACGCCAACCCGCCATGTACCCGGCAAAGATCCCCTCCCCAGCCCACGCATGCAGGCCAACCCACACCTCACCACGCTCCCGGTCATCACGGCCACGCTCAAACGCCTCCGCGTAAGACCTAGGCTCCTCACACATCTCACCACCTCCAATCCGGGACGAAACCTGCAAGGCCCGCCGAGGGAATCGAACCCCCGGGACGTCCAACCGGGCCCACACTGCTAGAAGGCGAGCCGCCAACCAGCAGACCACACCACCCTGACCCGAAGGCCACACACCGAACGGATCAACTCCGCCTCACGCATCGCCTGATCAAAACTCACGGGACGCTCCCCTAGTCGCGGTTGACGGAGATCTGCGGAACCAGAGGCAGCCACACCACCGTGCTGCCATCCTCAAACACCCGATCCACCGGGTACCACGCCACCGACTTCCCCCGCTTGTTCACGACGCTGCGCCTCACACACGCTCCGGTGCGCCGCCGGCAGGGACAGGCGCACACGGATCCGCTTGTGGAGCATCCCCACCCCAGTGGCCATGTCCTGGAGCTCCCCACGGGTCCAAGCGTGCGGGAAGCCCTTCGCCTCGCTCGTCTCCGCGACCACGCTGGACATGAACGACCCGGTGTGCGTCGCCTCGTTCACACGCACCTTGCTCGGCGGGGAGTACGAAGCGTGCGACACCTGCTGAGCCTGGGCAGAGCCGGCGACGGCGAGAGACAGGGCAGCGGCGAGAACCGTAAACTTGGTGTGCATCAGGGTTAGCTCCTGGTGTCACGCTCCGGGGGATTGCCGTCCCGCCGGAGCACTTAACGTTGTAGGGGGAGTATCGGCCATCACTCCCCGGAAGTCAATACCCGGGGCAGAAACTTTTCCAGGCACCGCTACCATCGGCTTGTCACCTAAGGACCTCAACGGGGGCACCGCTGGCCATCGACCGCAACATCACCACGCACCCACGCCGCATCCGAAGCGCCGAACGCCAAGCCAAAGCCCTAGAGCTACGCCTGGCGCACAAGTCGTTTCGGGAGATCGGCCGTGAGCTCGGCATAGACCACACGTCAGCCAGGAACTACGTGGTCGCCGCCCTAGAAGAGACGCGCCACAAGGTCAGGGAAGAGGCCGAGGCACTACGCACCGAAGAGATGCAGCGGATGGAGGCCGTATCCGATGCCCTGTGGCACCGCGCCCTGGAAGGGGACCTGCGTGCCATCGAGACGTGGCTGA